GATGATTCGAGTGGTCGGTATTCAGCGGTGTTCGGTGACGGGCAAACTGGCGGAATCGTGGCAGCCGACAAGCAACTAATGGCGTTTGAACTTTAACAGTTGAGGGCAGATATATGGGATTGAGAGTGATAAGCGGCGAGCTGATTGATAACGCGACAATCGACGCAGCCAAGGAACTGGATAAGCGGATTCGGGAGTGCCTGCGGGATTACGTCCAGCTTGGCAAGCTGCTGATGGAGATGCGGGACGGCCAATCTTATCGGCTGGTCGGGCCGTATGACACGTTTGAGGATTACTGCAAGGATGTGGAAGGGTTGGCGTATCGTGTAGCACAACGAAAGATTCAGTCCTACTTGGTGCATAAAGCAATTGAAGAAAATCTGGGTAGTACTTTAGTACCACCCAGCATGGAGCACCAAGTGAAGCAGCTTTACTTGCACGATGGAGCTATCGCCCGGTTTAAGACCGAAAAGCGTATCGTTGAAAAGCGGGACGGGACCAAGACATCGGTCGAAGTGCCCGTTGCTGTTGCCAACCCAAAGAAGGTTGCCGACCAGTGGGCCGCCATCGTCAAGGCACACGAAGCCGTAGTCGCCAGGTCAGAGCGGCTGCATCAGGAAAAGGTCGAAAAGGCACAAGAGGCAGGAGAGTCTGAGCCGGTCTATCGACGCCCCAAGCTGACCGGCAATTTTGTCGTCAACGAACTGCCCAACGAATATCAGCCTGCTCGTAAGACCAGCGGCGAGGCTCATCATTTTGTCCGCTGGATCAGCAGCGTGATGAAAGGCGTTGAGGCAATTGAAAAACTGGACGAAGACCAAGAGCGATGGGAGCGGCTGATTGCCAATCCAGACCGAAAGAAGCTGACCAAAACCGTTGTTCAGTCGATGCTGAACGACATTACAGACGCGGTGGTTGTGCTGAATAAATTCAAGGAGGCGATTGAAAATGAGTTTGGAAGTTGAGTCGTCTTGCGGCTGCGAGCCATGCCCGATTGACCTAGACGGGTTCGGTTTTCAGACCGAGTGGGAAGATCCTTTTTTTGTTGGTCGTCAATGTTTATGGCACAAGCAAATCAAAGGAACAAAGGGTTGCATTAGTCCTGATATTCAAAACGGCCAACCGGCTATCTATGTCGAGTTCAAAGACGAATCATTCACGGTTCCAGTGTCGGAACTGCGTCGATGGGCAAAGCGAATTGGAGCGAAACGTAAATGAAACCTGTAAGCGTAGTGATTCTTAATCAGTGGGTTTTGAACAATCGAAAGCTTTTGTCTACCGGCGACCGAGGAACGATTCGGCAGCTGGCCGACAAAGCATCAAACGAGTTGGCAATCAAGGTTCCATCTGGAGCATTGGCCGACCTAATGCGGGCAAATGGAATTGAGACGCGACGGCTTTCCCGTCAGCAGACCAAGGAACTGGCGATGCGTGGCGAGATTGAAAAGCTGACCGCTGAAAACATGGAGTTGAGGCGGACTCTGGCAAAGGTTGCGGCCAGTGATTACATCCAGCCAGACTTAAAGGATTTTGTTTTTGCTGGATTGAAAGAGGAAATCCGAGAGGCCATTTTTAGCCCAGCCAATTAAGCATCTGGTTGCTGATTGGCGGCATCCGCTTGGTGTGGTAGTGGCTCACTAACCACTGCTGCCGGTTCGATTCCGGCGGGATGCTTTTTTGGAGAAGGTTCGTAAATGATGTGGCTCCTAGCATCGGCATCGCTGCTCGCAACGGTGCTGAATATCAAACACCGGAAAGAGTGCTTTGCAATCTGGACGGTAACAAATGCGGCTTGGTGCGTGGTCGATATTATGCACGGCATCTATGCACAGGCGGCATTGCAGGCGGTTTACTGTGGTCTGGCTATATGGGGACTTGTGGAATGGTCACGGATTACGAAGCGTTTATCAAGCGGAAGCAGCGGCGAGTCGAACTCTACGGATTCGACATCGGGACCGACAATCTAAATCCGAACTTGTTTGACTGGCAGAAGCGGGCGGTGCAGTGGGCAATTAAGCGAGGGCGGGCCGCACTGTTCGAGGAGTGCGGACTAGGCAAGACGCTGCAGCAACTTGAATGGGCTCGGCTGGTGCATCAGCATTGCGGCCAGCCCGTTGTGGTCCACTGCCCGGTCGGAGTCCGCAGCCAGACCAAACGCGAGGCTGAGAAGTTCGGCATTGATTCGCCGGTGACAGTGGCAGACAGCCAGGACGAAGTCATCAACGGCATCAACCTGATCAATTATGAGAAGCTGCACAAGTTTGATCCGGCTACGTTCTGCGGCGTTGTGCTGGATGAGTCGTCGATACTCAAGGGCATGAACAGCGTCACCCGCAAGCTACTGAAAGAAAGCTACGGCCAGACGCGATTTAGGCTGGCTTGCACTGCGACACCGGCACCGAACGACCATATGGAGCTGGGCAACCATGCGGAGTTTCTGGGCATCTGCGAGCCGGTCGACATGCTCAATCGGTACTTCGTCCACGACAGCGGCGACACCAGCAAATGGCGGCTGCGTGGTCACGCCGAGAAAGACTTCTGGTCATGGGTCAGCCAGTGGGCAGTCTGCATCAGCAAGCCATCAGACATTGGCGGCGAGGACGCGGGCTACGCATTGCCTGAAATGATTATTCAGCGGCATCACGTCACGCCTGAAATTGACAACGCTCCCAGCGGGATGCTGTTCAACACGTCGGGCATCAGTGCCACGACGATGCACGAAGAAAAGCGACTGACGAATGAGGCAAGATGCCAGCGGGCGGCGGAGCTGGCGAAGTCAACCAGCAGCCCAGTTCTGATTTGGTGCGACACGAACTACGAGGCTGACGAGCTGCGGAAGCATCTGCCGGACGCGGTCGAGGTACGCGGCGACGACAAGGACAAGGAGTGCAAGTTGCTTGGGTTCGCCGACGGCCAGTTCCGAGTGTTGATTAGCAAGCCGTCGATTGCTGGGTTCGGCATGAACTACCAGCACTGCGACACGCAGATCTTTGCTGGGCTTAGTTATTCGTTCGAGTCGTACTATCAGGCGGTGCGTCGTTCGTGGCGGTTCGGTCAGAAGAAGCCAGTCAAGATTCACATCGTGATCGCCGACAGCGACAGTGCGATTGAGTCGGCTGTGGCTCGCAAGGAAACCGATCACGCCGTGATGCAGTCGGGAATGGCTCAGGCGATGTCCCGCAGTAACGGCATTGAATGGAACGGTGACATGCTCAAGCAGCGTTACCGTCCTCGTGTTTCGATTCAGGTTCCAAGTTTTATTGAGGGAGTAGCATCATGCAAGTAATAGACCAGGCGAAAGGTGAGAGGTGGCATCTGTTTCGAGGCGACTGCTGCGAGGTGCTGCAGGGACTTCCAGACGAGTCGATTGATTACTCGGTGTTCAGTCCGCCGTTTGCATCGTTATACGTTTACAGCGACAGCGAGCGGGATATGGGCAACTGCGAAACCGACGAGGAGTTTTTCACGCATTACCGATTTTTAGCGGACCAGCTTTATCGCCTGATTAAACCGGGCAGGCTGGTGAGCGTCCATTGCATGAACTTGCCCAGCACGATTCAGAACAACGGATACATCGGCATCCGCGACTTCCGAGGCGAAATTATCCGCACGATGCAGGCTAGTGGGTTTGTCTACCACTCCGAGGTCTGCATATGGAAAGACCCAGTGCTGGCCATGCAACGGACCAAGGCTCTCGGCCTGTTGCACAAGCAAGTCACTAAAGACAGTTGCCGTTCACGCCAAGGCATCCCCGATTACGTTTGCACATTCCGCAAAAGCGGCGACAACGAGAACCCAGTCAGCGGAAGGTTCGAGCGGTTCATTGGCGACCAGTCCACATTCGACAACAAGGGCGAGTTGAGCATCGACGTTTGGCAGCGGTACGCCAGCCCTGTTTGGATGGACATCAACCAGAGCCGCACGCTAAACGGACGATTGGCACGCGAGGAATCCGACGACCGGCACATCTGCCCGCTGCAGCTGGATGTTATCGAGCGATGCCTCGAGCTGTGGACGAACGAGGGCGATGTCGTTCTGAGTCCGTTCACTGGCATCGGCAGCGAGGGCGTTGTCAGCGTCCAGACCGGTCGGAAGTTTATCGGCGTTGAGCTGAAACAATCTTATTTTGAATGGGCCAGCAAGTTTCTCGCGGACGAAGAAGCCAAGCTGAATCAGCGATCACTTTTCTAGGAGCAACCCATGACCGACTACCATTCCCGGCCCGAACTATCCAGCAGCCAGCTGGACTACCACAGCGACTTTGACCGCATTTCTAAAAGCATGTTGTCGGATTTCATATCCGACCGCGAATTGTTCCGGCTCCGCTACATCGACCGCAAGCTCCCCGGCAAGGAATCGAGTCCGGCAATGGATGCGGGGACGGCCGTCCATGCCGTTTTGCTTGAAGGCGGCGAGCTGGAGGACCATGTGCGACTGGTGCCTGACGACTGCCTGCAGTCCAACGGTGCCATCAACGGCAAGCGGCTGGCGGAACTGAAATCGCAAACGCCTGGCATCGTGTACGTGAAGGCTGCGGAGTTCGGGCGAATCTCGGCCATCATTGAATCCGTTCGCAAGGTCGTGCCAGAAATGGGCATTGCCTCGGCAGCGGCGAAGGAACAGGCCGTCTACTGGAACGACACGGCAAGCGGGCTCGACTGCCGGTGCAAGCCTGACTGGTACTGCGAGCAAAGCGGCGACCAAATCATCTGCCACGACTTAAAAGTGACGGCGACGGTCAACCCGTGGGACTGGGGCCGGGTGGCCGACCGGTTCCGCTACTGGCTGCAGGACGCACACTACTCGGCTGGACTTGAGAAGGCGACCGGCCAGCGTGTGACTCAGTTCGTGTTCTGGGTCGTTGAGGACCAGTATCCGTACCGGGTGCTGCGTCGAGCCTACAGCGACAGCGACCGCAAGGCAGCTCGGCAATGGCACGCCAATAGACTTTGCGAACTTGCGGCGTGTTACCAAACAGGGGACTGGTCAAACCAGTGGCCGGAGGAGATTCCGACCCGCAGCCTGCGAGAGGCTGAGGATTTGGAGCTGGTCGAGATGGAAGAAACGGACGTACCTAGTGAGTTGGCGTTTTAATTGAGGGGCAGAACGTGAAAGAAAAAGAAAGCTACGGGCAGGAGTTTCTCTACGCAGAGAACTTGCTTGCAAAAGGTGCTTATCAAACAGTCAAGGTCAAGATTGCCGAGGTGATTGAACCAAACAAACTGCGGCGTGCTGACGGGAAAATGATTGAAAAGCCAACGCTGCGTTTTGAGGGCAAGAACAAAATGCTTGTCCTTTGCAAGACCAACGAGTCGGTACTGCATTTCGTTTGCGGCGGCGGACCTGCCGAATGGGTCGGAAAGGAAGTAACGCTGGCTGTCCGAGACGTTGACCAGTTTGGCGAGATTGGCCCAGCGATTCGAGTTATGCCAGTTGGCGTAAAGATTCGCAAGCATTTAATGAAGCGGCTGGGAACGCCTGCGAGTCTGGTGACTACGTAAACCCCTGGCGTGTCCGGTTCGTTAGTCCCGCTGGACACGCTCAACCCGCCGGTGCGACAGCGGTGGGAACCTGTCGCATTTTTATAAGTTTTACATGACGGAGGAAGTGATGCCAAAAACAATCGAAGTCGAGTTCCCGGTCCTTGTGACGGTCACCGTGCCAGATGGCTACGACATGGCCAAGCAGGACATCGTCGAGGTTGCGTTCGACGTTGTCAGCCAGCAGTGCAGCAGGTGCGTCGGCGCGAAGGACGGCCAGCCGGTCGAGTGGGTTAGCTGCGTTGCCGAGGTGCTGACGGACGAGGCGACGGTCGACGGCGAATACGTTGGAGAAACCGCAGGGCCTGAATAGGAACAGGCCTTGAAGTCGCACTCGGTGAATGTGCGACGGTCCCGTGGCGGAATGTAGACGCAACCCGACAAGGGGAAAGGTGCTGGTTTGAGTCCAGCCGGGACTATTTTCATTCAAAGACGGCTTTTCACAGCACAGTGAAACACGGAGGAACACATGGCGATTTACTTCGGAATTGACCCCGGCAAGAGCGGCAGCGTGTCGGCGATCTGGGACGACGGGACGCCTTGGGACGGCAGCCCCTGCAAGCTGGACGGCACCGGCAAGGACATCGCCGACTGGTTCCACCAGTTCGATTTGCACCGGGCCAAGGCCGCACTTGAGCAGGTTCACAGCTCGCCGCAGATGGGCGTTAAATCGGCGTTCACCTTCGGCCAGAGCTTCGGCCATGTGCTTGGCTTGCTGGATGCCAACCAGGTGCCGTACCTGCTAGTCCGTCCGCAGAAGTGGCAGCAGCAGATGGGTTGCCTCACCAAAGGCGACAAGAACGTCAGCAAGGCTGAGGCACAGCGGCGCTGGCCGTTCATGAAAATCACGCACGCCAATGCCGACAGCCTGCTGATTGCGGAATGGGCTCGAACGCAGGGATGGAGGGTCGGCTGATGGCTGGTGACTGGATCAAGATGCGGTCGGCTTTACTGTCCAACCCAAAAGTTCACACCATCGCACGTCTGGTAGGCGAGTGCCGAGACGCGTCGCGGGTGCTGACAACAGGTGCAAGTTGCCCGCCTTGTGAGGTGCTTTCGCGTAACGCGTTACGTAACGTTACTGTCACGGCGTTACTGTTGGTTTGGAGTAGCGCGAACGAACATACGAGTGACGGCGTGATGCGTTGCTGCGACCTCGTAGACATCGACGAGATAGCTGGGATCCCCGGCTTTGGTGATGCGATGGAGCATGTCGGCTGGGCACTGCATGACGTGGAAAAAGCCGCAATAATCCTGCCAAATTTCACGGAATGGAACACGCCAGCCAAGGACCGAACAGCAGCAGAAAGGCAGCGACGTTTCCGTGAAAAGCGTAACGGTAAAGTAACGCGTGACAGTAACGGTAGAGTTAGAGGTAGAGAAGAGGTAGAAGAAGAAGAAGATCCCCCTTTATCCCCCAAGGGGAAAGAGGTGGAAGAAAAGGTGGATGCCGTTCCCAAAAAGGAAGACCCGGTCACGTTCCCCGCCGAGGTCGCGGACGTTTGCCAAGCGTGGATTGAGTACAAGCGGCAGGCCAACAAGAAATACAAGCCGATGGGCCTGAAGAAGCTGGTCACGCAGGTCGAGAACGCGGTTCGGTTGCACGGTGCGGAATCCGTTCGCCAAGCGATGGAGCAGGCGATGGCGAACAACTACCAAGGCTGGACATTCTGCGTTGGCAAACCGAGCGGCAAGGCCAGCGCCAAGCCGGTCACATTCGGCCAGCAGCGGCAGCAGAACGTGGCCGAGATGCTGCAGCGGATCAAGGCTCAGGAGGAGGCGGGAGTGGCAGGATTCATCGGAGGTTCCAATGGTCAATCGAAGTGAGCTGGGTTTGATGCTGGCGGCACTGTTCAGCCTGTTCGGCCGCGAGCTGACCGAGGTCGATGTCAACGCCTGGCATTTGGTGCTGGGCGAGTTCGACCGTGACGAGCTGTCGGCCGCCATTCTGAAGGTCGGCCGAACCCGTGACTGCATGCCGCCTGCCAGTGTGGTGCGGCGTGCGGTGATTGAGCATCGCAGCTGGAACCGGCGAAGCCACAACCCAAAGGTCGCACACGCCCAGCGGATTGCCGAAGCGGTGCGGGTCTACCGGCTGGCCAACCCCGGCGTGACGGCCTGCGAGGTGGCTGAGTTCGTGTCGCAGCTCGAGCAGCAGGTCGCCTTGACCACCTACACGGCCAGCACCCCCCTACCCCCCTTGGGTCCCTCTTGACGTTTTATTTGCGTGTTGCGGTCGTAAGCGGACCAGAAATCACTTAGAAATTTTACCGTGACCGGAGGAGCCATGAACACGGACGCCACCGAGCAGCATCCAGAGCCCCAGCGTTTCGTCACGTCGCCCCACAACCGGCCGCGATGTCCGGTGCATGGCGAGCGGCTGCACGTTCGCAGTAGCGTCGGCCGCGTGGCATACCTGCGTTGCCCGGTGAATGGCTGCGACCACGTTGACAAGATGGCTCGCGAAGTCCTGCAGGATCAGCCCTGACTTTATTGCGTTATACAAAAGTGGACCGGCTAAACATCGGTTCAGCCTGTTACTATTCGGGGGATGGCGTTTCGTCCAACCCGAAAGGCAGGTGATCCGTGAATCTCGCCAAACTGTCTCTATCAGTTCTGGTTGTCTTTTCTCTGTTTGTGCCGCACGCTGTGGCGCAAGTCGGCAAGGATTCAGGTCTGTGGGAGTTTGTTGACTGCGAGCCGCAGCTGGTGACGTCACTTGTCGTTGTCCGCGGCGACACCAACGGCGGCACCGGCACCGGGTGCATCGTCGACGCTGGCGAGTCTCCTGCCGTTCTGACGGCCGCACACATCGCCGACGGCAATCAGTCGTTTACGGTCAGCTTTCACGACGGCAGCACCAACAAGGCCACCCTGCGTGGCAGTGACCGTGAGGCCGACGTGGCTGTGCTGAACTGCAACATGCCGGGCGGCTGTAGTGTCCTCGAAGTCGTCGATGCTGCGGAAGGCGACGAGGTTCGTGTCTGCGGGTTTGGCGGCGGTCAAGGACTGCGGTGCTTTAAGTCCAAGGTGGCAGCGGTCGGCGAAAAGTCGATGGTGCTGTTTAGCTATGCGATTCCTGGCGATTCGGGTGGTCCAGTGGTCAACGCCGCTGGCAAAGTTTGTGGTGTGGTCAGTGGCGGCAGCGTCTGGGCCAAGAAGAAGGTGAAAACCGTGGCAGGCACCGTTCACAGCGTCACAGCCCCGATTCGTGCAGGACTTGCCGGTCGAGTCCGGCAACTTCTCAACCGGTAGACAGTGCGACAGCGGGAGGGCTGACGGATGGCCAAACAAGCTACGGAAGGCAGCCCGCTTTTGACTTACGAGGCGGACGAGACAGAGGGCAGAAAAGCGTTTTTAAGTGGCCAGCCATCAGCGGCCTGTCCGCATCCGCCAGGTCAAGGCGGAAACATGCGGCGGCTGGCGTGGCTAAGAGGTTTTTACGACGAACAGTATGTGAAGCCGCATCAGCGGCGAAGGTGGTTTGAATGAATGACTTAGTGACGAGGTTCGTGCGTGTGGCGGCGTCCAGCGTCTGGGCGTGGCTGGCGGCGTTCCTGCTGCAGTATCTGGGCGTGGCGTTTACGCCTGACCAGTCGCTGGCCGTTGAGGCGGCGATGATCATCATCCTGACCGGGCTGGCCAATGCCGGAATCGGCCTGCTGGCCAAGCGGTGGCCGATGCTCGAGTCGCTGCTGCTGGTCAAGGTGACGCCGCACTATTCGGAATCAAAGCGATGAGCAGCGAGTGGGTCGGGCTGATGCTGTTGGCGTTGATTCTGACGGGCATGCTGAGCGTGCTGGCTGAAATTCACGGAGGGCAAGATGACGTTCGCTGAACTGCTGGAAGACAAGGCAAAGAACGAGCCGCTGCACCGGCGAATCGGCCTGCGGTGGTTGGCGCGGCGTTGCCGACGCGACCCCGATTTTGCGGCGTGCATTGAAGAGGAAGTCGCCAATAAGCTGGCAACGCATCAGGCCAACATCGACTGGTCTAAGGTCGACTGGGCCAAGGTTCTGGAAATCGTGCTGCTGATCCTCAAAGCCTTTTCGGTGGTGTAATGCGTAACAAAACAACCGCCTTTTTCGTTACGGCCTGCCTGCTGCTTTGCGGCCTTGTGCAGGCACAGGTCGAGACGACCGTCACACGCAAGAAGGCACTGCTGGGCGTGACCAATCCGCAGGTGCAGGGCAACCGCATCCTCGTCGGCGATGATAGTAACGTAAGCGTTACCGATGTCGTCCTGCTCGAGGTCCGCAGCGATTACAAGTTCCAGCGGGTTAAGGCACGGGTCAGCGGCAACCGGGTCGAGCCTGAAAAGCTGGCTGATAATGTGTACCTGTTTGCCGGTGCCGGTTCGTATGTGGTCGAGGTAACGGTATTCGACCCCGACAAAGGCATCGACGACGCTGAAATCAAATTCGACATCGGCGGAAAGCCAACCCCACCGAAACCTCCCGAGCCGACGCCGGATCCGGAGCCACAGCCGGAAGTCGTCCCCAACGATTACGGCGTCGGCCTTTTAACTTACCAGCAGGCACCAGCCGACATTCCAAACGCTACCAAGTTTGCCAAGGTGTACCGCGACGGGGCTGGCAAGCTGTTCGGCACTGGCGGACTCTCAACCGTGGACAGGATTCTGGCGGACATTGGCGCTACGGTCGCCGGTCGTCAGTGCAGCGACTTAGGCAAATGTGAGGCGTGGGGAAAATGGAAGCTCAATCTGGATGAGGCGATGAAGGCCTCGCAGGCCAAGCGTGGCAGTTTCAGCCGCGAGGACTGGTTCAAAGCACTGACGGAAGTGGCGACGGCACTGGAGGCACGGGCCAAGTGAGCAAAAGCAAACCGACTAAAGACATGACGCCGGGCCGGATGGGTTACGCCTTCGACTGGGAACGCCTGGACGAACTGGAGGACCGGGGCAGCGAGGCCGAGCTGGTCCTGCAGCACTACCGGGACGCCTTCCCCAAGTTCAACACGCAGGCGGACCCGCTGGGCCTGCTGAAGGTGTTTGACCAAGGCCAGCAGGGCAGCTGTGCCGGAAACGCACTGGCGCAGGTGTTCAGCATCTGCTACTTCTTGGCGACTGGTCGGCACGAGACGTTCAGCCGTTCGGCGGGCTACTATCTGGCACAGAAGAAGGACGGCATCAGCGGCGACAAGGGCAGCACACTCAGCGGCGGCCAGTGGGTCGCAACCCAGCACGGGATATGCCTTGAGTCCGACTGGCCTTATCCGCAGCGATACAACCCAGCCATGCCGCCAAGTGCAAACGGCAAATTCAATTTCAAGCTGCAGGCCACCAAGCCACTCAAGGACATCGACGCCATGCTGGCGTGGCTGGATTCCGGACTGCCGATTCAAACCGGCCTGACTTGGAACAGCACCTGCGACCAAGAAGTTGTTTCCAATTATTCATCCCGATCCGGTGGCGGACATTCGACGGTGTTCTGGCAACGGCGAGCCAGCGGAAACATCGTCAACATCAATTCGTGGGGGACGCGGTGGAATGGCGACGGCGTCCACGAATGGACGATTGACAGCGTCAAGGAGGCTCTCAGAGCCCGCTGGACGGTGTTTATCGGTTACGCACCGGACGGGATGAGTTTTCCGACACCGAAAGTCATTTCCTGAAAGGTCATCGCCGTGACTGATTTGAGCTTGATTGGAGCCTTGACCGTTGCCGTTGGTTCGCTGGCTGGAGCGACGACCTGGATGTTTCGCTGGTTCGTGACGCAGTTCGACGAACTGAAAAAAGAGGTCATCACCTGCCGCCAAGACCGGGAAAATCTTTGGGTGCGGATTACACAAATTAACGACCGACTAGATTCAAAGGAGTAAGCTGTGGCCTTTTACGATAAGACGATCACGATTGCCAACAACGGCACAACGACGGCGGCAGTGGACACCGGCCTCGTCAGCAGTTTCAGCACGACGCAGCTTGTTGCCGTCACGTTTCCGGCGACGATGACCAGCACGGCGCTGACGTTTCAGCGAGCGACGACGGAGGCAGGCACGTATACGGCAATCCGCGAAGTTAGCGGTGCGTCGGCTTATTCAATCACAGTTACGGCCAGCGTGACGGTTCCGCTGGACCATCGGGTGTTTGTTTGTGCCCCGTTTATCAAGCTCGTCGCTGGCAGTGCTGAAGGTGCTGAGCGAACGCTGACGCTGCATTTCCGAGAAGTCGGCTAATGCAAGCCTTCTGTGCATGCGAAATCGAAACCAGCGACCAGCCGCAGCTGATGGCAGCGGCCAAGGCCAAGCCGCGTCAGTTTAAGTTCCAGCTCGTCTACGGCAATTACCCCGGCTTTGCCTTCAAGGGAATGAACAACGCACAGACGGTCGGCATTATTCGCAAGGCGATGGCTGACCTCTCGAAGGTGTCTGGGGCGAAGTTCGTCCAGTCGAGCAGCAAGCCCCACGTCCGGTTCTATTTCATGAAGCAGGTCACCTACAACGCCATCGGCGTCTACATGGGAGACGGCAAGATTTACCTGTCGCAGTCTCGGCCAATCACGGCTCCGGTTGCAGGCATCTGCGTCCAGCACGAGGTTGGGCATTACCTTGG